AATCCACTATCTGAAGGACTCATGGCACCTGACGCACCCTGATGATCCTGAGTATGATGACGAGCCTAGACAGAAAACTGCGACATACTGGAATGTATGATTTGGGAAAACGGAAAAAGTATGCTATAATAATAACATGGTTAATTTAGAAAAAAAAGTAAACGAGCTAGATAATAAGTTAAATGCTCTTATCTCTGCTCTTCAAAAAAATAAAAAGCCGGAAGTAAAACTTTTTCCATCGGCCTATATCAAAGATGATCTGGGTTATGAGTTTTATGACGATCTAACTGGGTTTATGCGATGGTACTTTGAGGAGTGTCCAAATAAGTTTCAAGTTCCTTTTGATAATCCACTTTTATTTATTGAAGGCCATACTGCTTGTACTTTATTTAGACATGGACCGTATCAGGTAGAACTTGTTTATATGCAACCTGATACAGTAACTTACGATCACAATCATCCTGATGTAGATAGTTATGTTGTCTACCTTTATGGAACAAATTTTAGGTTTAAAGGAAAAGAAGTTCTTAGTAAACAAGAAGGACACTATGTAGAAAAAAATGGAAAAGCTTCTGCATATATGAGAAAGATAAGACTAAAGCCAAATACGGTACATGGCGCAGAGTCTGGTCCTAATGGAGCATGTTTCTTCTCTGTTCAAAAATGGTTAAGTGGTAAGGCTGGAGAGTCTATTGCTAATAGTTGGAACGGTGAGGAGTTAGGAGAAGAACACGCAAAAGGTATTAAGTAGTGATTGAATTAGAAAAAATAATATATACTTTAAGTTTATCAGAGGTACATAGAAGCTGGACCGTCAAAGATATAGTACATAGAATTTTACCGCCGCTACAACTTAAACAATATATTTTTATTTCAAATGAAAAGGTTCCACTATTCTATGCCTCATGGGCTTTTATGAATCAGGAAGCATCAGACGCAAGAGAGTTTTCAAAAAGAAACATTCATGCAAGTGATTGGAATAGTGGACATGTACCATGGATTATGGATATTGTCTGTCCCATGGGTGGAACCGCAGAGGGAATCAAAGAGCTAAAGAAAGTTCCTAGACATCTAGGTGTCAAAGGAAAAATAAAATTCTTTAGAACTAAAAAGGGGAAGAAAGAGTTACATCATGTTACATGGCTATAAAAAATCCAGATACAATATTTATGATAACTTAGAGTTTCTAGGTGTGAACCCCTACGAACAGAAACATTTTTGTTTTGGTGAGGGTGATGGCGACGCTGATGGTGATGCTGGTGGCGACTACGATTTTTCTCTTTCAAATCCTGATATGGTATCGTCAATGGCAGCAGCAGAAGCGGCCTCTCAAGCGCAGGCAAACGCACTAAGTCAAGCAGAAGTAGACGCAGCAAATGCGATGGCTTTGTCTGATCCTACTCTAGATGTAGCCTTTAGTCTTGATCCCAGTATGGTTGATCCCTCTGTTATGAACGAGTTGTCAGCAAACTATTTTGGTATGCTTGCTGATGTTGCCGCAGTTGACCCCGGCCTTGCTCAAAACTTACTAGATGCAAGAAGTATAAATACTGCTAAATATGGTATTTATAATCCAGAGGAAATGAACAAATTAGAGGAGCTAGGTCTTAGAACTTTTGGTCTAGGCTATAGAGGTCCATATGAAGCACGGTTTGCTCAACCACAAACTAGACAAACATATGATCCTAACAATGTAACCTTTGCTTCTCCCGATCTAGCAACGACAGCAAAATATCAGTTTACAGAATTTGCTTTACAAAATCCTAATCTTACAACAGTAGAAGCTTTAACTCAATATAATGCTATATCGCCTGTAGACTCAAAAGTTTCAGTGCAAGATGTTCAAAATATGGGTTATGATTTGAATGCTCCTGTTGGACCGCAAGCATCTTTTAATGAGGCTGAAAGAGATAGAGGACTTGCACAGGGTCTTGGCCTTGTAGCGCAAACAATAGCTACTGGGAGTCCTCTGGGTGCATTAACCGATATTGCATTGTCAGGAACAGGTAAGGGTGTCATGGGTCACATGGCAGATATGTTTGAAGAAGCAACAGGCGTTGATCTTCCAGAGGCACCTGATATTGGTATTCCCTCTTATGAGGAGATGGCCGTTGGTCTTGTTGGTCCTGAAGAAGATACTATGGACCTCTCTTCTTTTGGTATAACCAGTGAACCAGAAGCGTTTAGTCTTGAAGATACTTTTGGTATTCAGTCTTTTGATTTAGACTTCTCTCCCCCTACAAATGAACAGGTAGGCTATGTTGAATATGAAGACCCTACTGATTATAGCAGACGTTATAGACAGCCCAGACCAACCCCTCAACCACAGCCTCTAGAAGTTGCTGCTGCTGTAGAAGAAACTCCGGCTATTCCTTTTAACTTAGGACGTGCAACTACACCGCCATCAAGGGTAAGTCGTATTGCAAATATTTATGGCATTGATGAAGATGCTGCTAAAAGAATGTTAGGAATCGTATAATGGCAACAGAACGTAATCCTTTTGATCGTATACCTGAAGAAGAAACAAACGTAGTTCCTCTTGCTCCTGAAGTTGAGGACATTGATGCTACTTTTGAAATTGACGACGACGGTGGTGTTATTGTAGACTTTTCTGAAAATGTAGCGATGGAAGCCTCTGAAGATATTGCTGAATGGTATGGCAATATGGCAGAGGATATGAACGAAGATGATCTAGATGATATTGCCAACGACGTAATAGAAAACTTTGAAGCAGATAAAGATTCTCGTGCTGAGTGGGAGTCTATGTTTGAGCGTGGCTTTGATCTGCTAGGACTAAAGCTTGAACAGGGATCAGAACCCTTTGAGGGTGCTTGCACCGCTGTACACCCTCTGCTGATTGAGTCGGCAGTTAAGTTTCAGTCTAAAGCTTCGGGCGAACTATTCCCTGCCAACGGACCAGTTAAAGCTCAGTTAATGGGTAAGTCCACACCAGAAAAAGAACTACAGGCTAATCGTGTTCAGAACTTCATGAACTATCAGCTTACTGAACAGATGCCTGAGTACTTCGATGAGTTTGAAAGAATGCTGTTCCATCTGCCGTTAATTGGTTCTGCATTTAAAAAGCTGTACTATGATGCTACCGTGAAGCGTCCTAAGTCAGAGTTTATTCCTATTGATCAGTTCTACGTGTCATACTATGCAACTGATCTTTCCAATGCAGATCGTTATACGCATGTTATCTATCGCAGCCCCGTAGAAATGCAGCGGGATATGAGGGCTGGAGTATATGGAGATGTTGAGCTTGGAACTCCGTCTTCTTATCCCAGCACTTCCTTTAGCGAAAAGATGGATACGATTATTGGTTTGTCTCCCACGTCAGATCATGATCCTCAGTATGTTCTGCTGGAACAGCACTGCTATCTTAATATTGAAGATGAAGACGAAGCCTGTCCCTATATCGTGACTGTTGAACAGCAGTCTAGGCAGGTTCTAAGTATCCGTAGAAACTATAAGCAAGATGACCCGAACAAAGAAAAAGTAAATCACTTTGTACATTATAGATTTGTTCCCGGCTTTGGTTTTTACGGCCTAGGTCTTATTCACTTCCTTGGCAATCTAACAATGAGTGCAACGGCAGCTATGCGTTCCCTCATAGATGCTGGACAGTTTGCCAATTTGCCGGGAGGGTTTAAGGCTAAGGGAGTCAGGATGGTTGGCGACAATGATCCTATCGCTCCCGGCGAGTTCAAGGAGGTTGAGGCAACTGGTGTAGATTTATCAAAGGCTATTATTCCCCTTCCCTACAAAGAGCCTTCCTCTACTCTATTCCAGATGCTGAACTTCGTAGCTACTGCTGGTCAGAAGTTTGCGGACAGCACGGAGCAAGTTATCTCTGACGCTGCCTCCTATGGACCCGTTGGCACCACTATGGCTTTGCTTGAAGCAAGTAGTAAATTCTTCACAGCAATTCATAAAAGGATGCACAAGTCTCAGAAAGACGAGTTCCGTATTCTAGCTCGTATTGACTATGACTATCTTCCAGACGAATATCCTTATGATGTTCCCTATGAAGACCGTAGCATTTTCAAATCAGACTTTGACGGTCGCATAGATATTATTCCAGTATCTGATCCAAACATTCCTAGCAACGCACATCGCATGATGATGGCAAACATGGCGCTACAGATGGCGCAGCAGTCGCCACCCGGAATGTTTAATCTAGAAGAACTAAATAGAACTATTCTCAATGCGGCTAATATGCCTAACATTGAAAAGATACTTCCGCCTAAGATTGAACCGCAACCGCTTGATCCAGTATCTGATATTATGGCTGTAACGAAA